AATCTTACCTCGTCGAAATCAACAGAGTAGAACATCTTTAGGTTATCCATATCAGACATTAAGTCAACACCTGCAACTGCGTAGCCAGCTGGCATAAGCACTACAAGGTTTGAATTTAATAGACCTCCAACAGGGTGAACTAAGATGTTAGTTGCTGGATGGAATGTTTTGAACTCTTCGTAAGACCCTTCAGGATTGAAGTGGTAGTAGTTAGCTGTTCTGTAGTTGATAAGGTACTTTCTGTAGTTTGCATGAGACATGAAAACAACCCAGTCAGTTCTGTTTACAACATCATCAGGGATTCTCTCAATAAGAGCATCTACTTGTGCTAATGCAGTTGTAGAAGAGATTGCAGTTTGACCAGTCACTACAATACCACCAGTAACTGTTGTAGTTCCTGTTCCTTGTTGTGCTACTAATTCTTTTAGACCAGAGAAACAAGTTGTTGCTGAAGAAGCTCCCCAAATTTGGTTCTCAACATATTGAGAAATCTGAGCTGTCTTAAGTTCAGAAATTTGTTGTTCGAAAGGAACTGTTTCAGGAGTTGAACCAGGAGTTAATAATTGACCTAACCAGTAGTTGTTTAAGTCTGCAGGACAAAGTGTTTCGTTCACTTTATACTGGCACACAGTAATATCTCTCTGTGTGTAGATTGTAGTACCTGATGGAGACCATCCACAAGTACCGTCTTGAACTTCAAGATTTGAGTTCAAAAGGTTGATTGCTTGTGAGCCTTTTACACCTGGTTGAACTTTAATTAACTTGATAGTTTCTGACTCTAGAATTGCTCTTCTAATCAATTCACCACCAACTTCATCTGTATAAGTAGATAAAGAAGACAAATTGAATGAAAAGTCATACTTTTTGTTTGCCATAACTTTTGTTATTTTTTTTTGTTTAATTTATTTTTTGTTGAAACCTTGTCTGATAGAAACTAATTGAGAGATGTAATCATCTTTAGCTTGGTTAATTTCAGTTTGAATTTGGTTTTTACCCATTCTTACAGGTTCTCCTGCTGGTTCCTTAGCAAATTTAGAGACCTTCTTTTTCATTTCTTCTTGTTCTTCTACGATACTATCAATTTTGTCTTTGATTTCTCCTAAAATACCCATAAGTTCTTTTTTGAACCCTTCCATATTGTCGTTGCCTTGAGATAGTGATGGTGTAGTCATACCCATTTCTTCTTCAACTTCTTCCATATCGGAAGCAAGTTCAACATTTTCTCTTTCAGTGATTTTTCCGTCTTTAGTGATAATCTTGATGAGTACTTCATTACCTTCAGTGTCTTTGAGTTTTAACTCATGCTCACCATCTGGTGCTGGAAGTTCTTTTCCATCAGGACTAACAATTTTAACTTCTTCACCTACATCAAATGTTGGGGATTTTACTACAGTACCATCCTTCAGCATAGCTTCTACGAAGTTTTGTTTTTTTTCCATGTTGTCGTAATTTATTTTTTGGACTTTTCCATCTTTTATGGTGATTTTTGTGGTATCATCCAACTCAAATTCACCGTCAGGTGCTGGTATTTGTCCGTCTTTATTGATTATATAAATAGGCTCTCCGACCGATAAATCTCCTTCAGTGATGATTTCATCACCGCTTTCTTTTATCTTGTAAGCATTGAACTTTTGTAGTCCCAATAACCTATTCAATTTTTTAAGTATATCTTGGTAATTTTTCATAATTCCTTCTGTTTTTTAATTGTTCTTGAGTTGTAGACCATTTGCAATTTTTAGGTTCATAATTTCCATTATTATCTATCCTATCTAAAGTATGTCCTAATGGTCTTTCACCCATATCTTGATAAAAATTTATAAAACTATTCAACCATCTATCACATATTTTGATACCTCTACCACCATAGTTTTTATAATTGTGGTTATTGGGATTGAGACATCTTTTTTTCATGTTTTCCCAAGAGTTGTATATGGGAGTTTTGGACTTGTTATGTTTGATTTTATTTTCTATGTTAAAACAACCACAACTTATAGTTTCTCCACTCCTCAAATTATAAATGACTAAATCTTTTATTTTACCACACTCACAACTACATCTTACAACTCTTTTTTTAATACCTTTTTGAACTATGGGTTGGATTTCTTGTATTATTGTAAGTCGTCCAAATTTATCCCCTTTTTTTATTTCTAATTTTTTCATACTGAAATATAAGAATTAAATTATAGTTCGTAAAATTTCTTTGATTTCATCAAGTAGTTTGGTATTGTCCTTATTGAACTTTGCTTTCTCAAGGAAATAACCTTGAACTGAAAAACCATTTAATTTACCATTCTTAACTTTGTCCCAAATGGCTTCATCTTCAATCTTCATGCTAATCATCCAAGTTCCCTTTGGATAATCCATACCGAATACTTGTTGTTTATCTTTTGCTGGGTCATCAACAATCCAACTTTCCACAACAGAAACTCCATTAAGGAACCTTCTACCGTGTTCTATATTTGTCTTGTCTAATAACTTCTCCAACATAAATTTCTGTTGAAGTTTTTTTATAGTTTCAGCTGTGAAGTATACATAATATACCTCACCTGTGATTTCATTTCTTCTGATAATCATCTTATCAGGAACCATAGCAGGGCCAACGACCATTCTTTCTTCAGCACTAAATACTGAAAAACCCATTTCGTTTCTAATGGACTTTAGTTTGTCTGCTGCCCAATTTATTCCTGTTGTTCCACCCCATCCTAACCAAGCAACATAACCCTTGTCTTTCCAGGGTGTGTCCTTAAATTCAGGAGCTACTTCACTATTCTTTTGATGTCTTTGGAAACCAGACATTCTGGCTATTGTTTCTTCTGAAATCTTTTCACCCTTACATAACTGATTTGCTCTTATCCAACCTACTTGAGTCATACCTTGAACTTCATCACCATATTCCTCTTTCCATCTGATAGCTTTACAAGCGTTATTTCTTGCACTTAAAGGGTAGTCATCATATGATTGAAACTCTTGTTTCATCATTTCCTTAGCCATCTCCATAGGAACACAATTAGGGTCTCCATTTGGTTTCAAACCGATAGCTTCATAACCTGGCCAACAAGCATCCTCGAGACCATAGTTATCCATAGGGTTATCACTTCCACCAACATCATCAGGGTCTGTACTTTCGTCTGTAATATAACTTGTATCTTCTTTCGGATGAGCTTTACAAGGCATAAACAAGGTCTTACCTCCGTATGTATGAGGATGTGAACCTTCACAACCAATCAACATAGCAATTGCTTCAGCATCTTCTTGTTTCTCAAATAAGGGTAGTGAAGCAAGAACTGGTTTCTTCTTTGGTTTTGATATTTGCTCCACATAAGGAGACAAACTGCTTACATCAGGATTTGATGAAGCAAAACCAGTTCTTGGTGGTGTATTTCCTGCTTCAATAGTAGCAGTTGTTCTTGTATCAGGACCAGGCATATCATCCTCGTCTATTACATTACCAAGTGCTTCGTCGTTATTTATAATACGACCAGTTGGTTCATAAACCAGTTGAACCCACCTATGACGGCAGTTATACGAACCACGCCAAGTGAATATATCATATCCATCTGGGCCAACCTCATTGACGGAACGATTACTCATTTCCATAATATCTTCAATTCTGAAAACCCTACGAGCAGACATCATTTCAGAACAAAATGTTCTGTTTAATTCGTCTTGAGGGCCTACATACTTGTATCTAAATCTAACATTTGGTGTATCTTGTGCTGAAGGTTTGTTTGGATTGGAAATGATTTGGAACTCCTGTTTTTTAACAGGTCTCACAGATGTTATTTCCCAACCTTCTGTTTCAAGGAAACCTTGTGGTTCCCCGTAAGCATGAAACATTTGTATTACCTGTGGTATCTTTTCATCAGAAAGGACATAGTGAGAACATTTACCGTCCTCACAAGGTGTTTCTTGCTCTTGATTGAAATACTCGAAATTGGCTTCATGTGCTGGCATCTCTACCAATGCAATACCATCGAGACCCGCATCGTCGTCTCCGTCTTGAATGATTAACTCAATTATTTTAGGGGTCATATACTAATAAATATCAAAAAAAACAAAAAGTTAAATTATTTATAATGTAGAACGCTCTTTAATGTTTCTATCTAACATTTGTTGTGAGGTCATTTCACTTGCAACTACATAAGTTTTGATTGGTGCTTGTTGCATAGTCATCATACTTTGTAAGGATGTTAATGTTGTATCTGCACCTATACTTGAAATAGCAAGTCCACCATCAGCAAATCTTCTACCTCCACCTATCTCATTTATTGCTGATAACAAAGGTCTAAATGCTGATGTTGAATTAGCGTTGATAACACTCTCACCATTACTTAACATAGCAGGAATCATATCACTTCTACCTGTACCAGGACCAGTAACCAAACCACCTGATGCTAAACCACGAGGTCTTGGAACAGCTGTCCCTGATGCTCCTCCTCCTGAAGCGTCCGTCTGTGCTACTTTACCTTCTTGTTCTGCAGCACCAGCTGCTTTTGTAGCATCAATCACGGTTTTAATTATACTAACAGCTTGAGCTGCATATAAAATCAATAAAGGGATATTCTGTGGGAAACCGACAGCAGCTGTTTTAGCAGCACCTTCAGCAAGAGCTGCTTTTGACCTGAAAAATGTACCCTTAGCGAAGGTCAAGGTTCTTTTTGCTTCTAAAATCAACTCTTTTGCTAATATAACTTGTTTAGCAATTAGAGCTGCTTTACCAGCAGTTGTTTCAGCACCAAGAGCATTTATAGCAGCATCTGCTGCTTGAAGATTTAATTGAACTTGTTTTTGTCTAATCTGTTCTTCACTCTGTGCAAAAGCAGCTTGATTAGCTAATCTTGCTCTATCTATTTCATCTAATTTTTCCTTATTTCCAGCATATAGAAGCTCTTGAGATTGGAAATATTCTTCATCTGCTAAAAGTTTGTCTTGTAATAGTTTTTGTTGTAGTTGGAAATTGTTACCAGCAGCAGACATTTCCAAAGCAAACTTCTCATCCTTAAGCTTCTTATCGTCGTCTAATAACTTTTGGTTCTTGTCTAAATCACTTTTTATCTGTTCCTGATTGGTCGCTTGTACCTCAAGTGATAATGCTTGTCTTTCGTTTCCAATGGACTTTAACCTGTTGATTTCATCTTGGGTTAGACCATCTTTTGTTCCTTCTTTAGCCTTTAATAAAGCTTCTTCAGAATCAAGGATTTCTTTTTGTTTGTCGAATCTTTGTTGGATAGCTTCTCTGTAAGCCATACTATCCTCACCATACTTTAACTTCTTTGCTTCAATATCATTAGTTATGGTGTCTAATTCAATTTTACCTGCTTCTTGGGCTTCTTTGATTTTATCATCGTTAGCCTTCTTTCTTGCTTCTTTGTCTTTCTCTAACTCCTCTTTAACAACTCTATCTATTTCAGCAGCTTGTTGTTTCTGAACTTCAACAGATTGTTTCTTACCTTGATTTTTAAGTTCAAGTTGTTTCACTAAAGCAGCTCTCAATTCAGCTTCACTCGTATCATTACTATCTTTGAGTGATTGAACTACAGCATCTGCTTGTGTTTGCAAAAACTCTTTTTCTTCTTGTAATCTTTTCTGTCTTGCTGCTTCAGCTTTTGATGCTCCCTCCTTAGCTAGTCTATCTGTTTCGTCTTGTCTTCTTTTATTACCTTCAGCATCAATTACTTCCAACTGATTTTGTAAATCCTTGAACTTTGTTGCTTGCTCACCATACAACATCCCTTTTTCATTAGTTGCTGCTGTAAGGTCTTTTAGTTCATTATTGATGATTTCCTTTCTCTTCTTGTCTATCTCATCTTGAGTAGCACCTTGTGCTTGGAGTAAATTGATTTGTCTTTGGATACCTTGATTGACTATAGCAGTGGATGCTGCTGCTCTTTCATAGGTAGCTTGTCTTTTTGCTTCAGCTCTTTCAGCTTCACTTGTAATACCAATGAGGTCTGTAAACTTATTAACAAGACCACCGATAAAATCAGCTACTTTACCAAGACCTGGTATGAGGTTCAGAATAACCTTCTTGAATGATTCAAAATTAGCAATCAACAATCCAAGTGCTACAACGATAGCACCGATACCTGTTCCAATAAGTGCTTTACCGAAACCTTTAGCAGCAGTGGAAGCTGTATTCGTTCCAACCCCCAAAAACTTGAATGCTTTACCTAAACCATTTGTTGTGGCTTCATATAGTTTGGTTATACCTGTGGCTTTACCAATATTAGCACCAACCAATTTGATATCATCACCAATTGCTTTGAACTGACCTTTAACATCTTTAAGGTTGAATGCTGAAAATAACTTTAACTTACCTAAAGCACCATCAGTAGCAGCACCAATTTGTCCTATTGGACCAGGAATAAGTGAAAAACTCTCGAATAAATCACGAGATTTAGCTCTAACGAGCTCCATTTTGTCCCTACTGTCTTTGAGTTGTTCTGAAAGGTTTTCAAACTCCTTACTACCAACTTCTACTTTTGTAAGTTCTTGTTCTAATCTTCTAATCTCTTTACGAAGGTTCTCGGTGCTTTTTACAGCGGTGTTAACCTGCTTATCATCGACTTTTACATTTACATTAACTGTGGTTGTGTTCTGTGCCATTATTTATAACTTTCTATTGTTATTTTGAGGTAATCAGGGAATAACTTAACTTTATGTATTGCACTATGGAACTGTTCTCTTGTGAGTATGTCCTGTGAGCAATCTATCTTCAATAGGAGGAGTTTTAGGTAGTCCATAATAAGAAATATCATTTTTAATTTATTCGGTCATAATTCGTCTCTAATTGCTTTATAGAGGTATACATGAACCTCCACTACAAACATATATTCCAAGTATCTCACCTGAACCATCTATGTCTGCTATACGGAATGGGCCTGTATTGGTATCTGTTGAAACATTTGAGTATGCTAAATAACCACTCTGTCCTGCGTATCCATAGATGAAATCACCTATTGTTAGACCAGCATAAGTTTCAGAAGCACAATCAGTAGTTTGTATCAAGTAATTTGTATTACAGAAATCACTACAAGTTGCTCTAACTGCTCCGTGTGTAAAAATTGTATTAGGACAAATACCCGTTGGTGTGGGGGTGTTGGTAGGGGTTTCTGTATTCGTAGGAGTGTTTGTAGGTGATACCTGTATTGTACTCGTAGGAGTGCTTGTTTGAGTATTCGTAGGTGTGCTTGTACTCGTAGGAGTGCTTGTTTGAGTATTCGTAGGTGTGATAGTCATCGTAGGAGTCAAAGTAGGAGTAGCACTTGGTGTAGGTGTAATTTGATTGAATATAACATTTACACAAGGACAAACAGGGACTACTGAACTAATTGTAAATCCTGTTATATTAAAACCAGTATCGTAAGTATGATTATGGTCGTTTTGAGCCATAATCGTAGTATAAGGTTGGTTGATTGCTCCACCATCGATATTATAAGTTCCTGTTATTGTATAATCACAAACAGCATTAGCATTACCTGTGAAGTTAGGATTATCATATAGAGTAAATCTTATGTCCTTATTACCCTGTTGTGAACTCTGCATATATTGTGTTGTGAATGTTCCACAAGTTGGGGTGTTAGTTTGTGTTGGTGTGTTAGTTTGTGTTGGTGTGTTAGAAGGAGTTGTTGTAGTTGTAGGAGAACTTGTCTGAGTCGGAGTTACACAATTCGTTGCATATAATATATCACCTCCTGGATAACTTCCTTCTTCAGGTAATTTCTTCAATAATATTGAAAAATAATTTGCACTTAACAAAGAAGAAAAATCAATAACCCCTCCGTTATTCAGTGAAGCACCTGTTGTTGCATATATTGCAGATGCTTGGTTTGAACCATCATTATTAGAAGACCATATAATATTATAAAATGTTATTCCTGACTGGCAAACATAAATTGAATAATTGTCCCCAAGTGGTGTAGGCCCATCATACCAACCTACAGAAAGACCTGTATTATAATATCCTATACCTGAATAAACATAAGGCCCTGTTGGATAATCAAATCCACCAGGTTCATCTATAAATGTTAAACTCAACAGACAAGTCGGTAATGGGGTCATACTTGGTGTTAAAGTAGGTGTGGTTGTATTAGTTGGAGTCAAAGTAGGTGTGTTAGAAGGAGTTGTTTGGAAAGTTCCCGTTGGAGTTCTTGTTGGTGTGTTGCTTGGAGTAGGTGATACAGGAATTGGATTACATATATCAAGTGCTCCATTAGAATATAACCTTGCTAAGTCAGTTCCAATTTGTCCGTTAAGTTCAGTCCAATCACCACCTATGAAATAACAATCATCAGTAGCTATTATTGCTTGTACTCCCCTATCAACTTGGTTAGCAAAAGTCATAGTAGTATTGAAGGTAGAGTCATTTCCACCATTAACATTAACTCTTCTTATACCGTGATTAGTAATTCTACCCCCAACAAGTATTTTATCATCAGGTAGAACATTAACAACATTAAAGCCTGCAACATAAGTTGTTGCTGTGAAGGTTGTATCTACACTACCATCGGTATTTAATCTTCTTACAGTAGTATCTTCAGCAACAATCGGTTTACCCGAACTTTGGATACCCAAACCTCTTACATTTGATGTTCCTGAATAAGTGGTAGCACTAAACGAAGTATCAATAGAACCATCATTGTTAATCCTTATAAGGTCAGGTACTGAAACCCCATTATATGTCGACCACTCACCACCAATATAGTATTTACCCGACACCTCAATAAGTTCTCTTACACTAACTACACCACCAAATCCTGTTGTTAAACCACTGAAGGTATTATCAATCGAACCATCACTATTCAACCTAATTAACGAACCAGCATTAGTTCCTGAATAAGTTGTAAAACCTCCACCTACGAGTATTTTATTATTTGAGTCGACTAATATACTAATAACAGTATTGTTAAATCCTGTTCCAATATTGAAGGTTGTATCTCTAAAACCATTAGGATTTATTCTTGTAAGTCTGTTTTGTGAAACCCCACTATAAGTAGTAAATGTACCACCAAGAAGAACCTTACTATCTGGTTGAACTTTAACACTCCACACAGTACTGTTGGTTAAACCAGTAGTATTAAATGGTGAACCTACGATATTACTTGTAGTTAAATCAAGTGCTGTTATAAATCTTATAGGTGTTCCATTGTATTCAACCATATCACCACCGACATACATTCTATTGAGTGATTCGTCTAATTCTAATGATAGAATATCAAATCCAAAACCTCCTGCTTGAGTAAATCCACTACCTGAAGGGAAGCAGATACAAGGAGTTGGAGTCATCGTAGGTGTGGGTGTGTTCGTAGGAACAGTTGTCGCAGTTGGTGTGTTCGTTGGTGTGTTTGTACTCGTTTGAGTCATTGTTGGCGTGTTCGTTTGTGTTGGAGTGCTCGTTTGTGTTGGGGTGTTGGTAGGAGTGGGA